ATAAGTGGACGCTATGACCGGCACTCTGTTCATACTTGTGTCATTAGGATAAAAGTTCTGCCAAACAGATGGGTTAGTTTTTAAACCACTAATCCGATTTTGCAAAATTGTGCGAAATGATGAGCAACTAATGGAACAAGTTGCGACCCTTGTTCTAGCCTGTTCATTCCAATCCTCAGTCACCGAAAAGTTATTGATAAACCCTTGGTATCGTTTGAAGAATTGAAGCGTTGGGGTTGTGATAATTTGATTGTTGCCATCAAAAAACCCACGCCAAACTTCAACTTTTGAACCTTTAATATCTGCGCCCAAAATAACGGCAACATTAGCGCCGTCCACACCTGACAATGAAATTGACAAATCGCCGCTTGTAGCTTTTGTTTCTCTTTTGATTTCGCCAATACTGAGCAAACTTCCCAAGTTGCTGTATGTTGTTCCGCTGACAGTAATTGGACTCGCGGCATTGCAAAATGTATAGGTGTTTGTCGCTGTTGTCAGTTTGACAAATTCACCATAATTAATTGATGGGCTAGATAGCGCCGCGATTATTGTGGTCATCCTATAATATCCTCACGAAAAACGAATGGTTGATTCCATTGAACAAATGCGCCAAGCGGTGCGGGATTCAATGTATATGTTGGGCATGATTCTGCCAACATATAAAAGGTGCAAGCGTTACCAACGGCAGTTAAAGTTCCCACACTAACCGTTCCAATAACGGGGCGATGCAAACTTACAGATACCGTTGACCCTGAACCGCGCAAAACATCTGTTGTCACTTTATATGGGTATAACCCCATTTGCAAAAAGTCACCCGCTTTAAACACATACAAAGACGCTGAAACAGACGGCAGATTTCCAACCGTAATTGTTTGTGAATTTGCCGCCGGTACTGAGTCTAATGTAAGCGCATTTCTTTGGGGCAATGTTAGGTCGCCTTGATACGCTGTAAACCATGACAAATTTGTACTGGCAAATGTGATAGTTTCAGGAAGTTGCCTGTCTTTGTTGTCAATAACTTGAATGACATTTCGCACTTGCGGATAATACAAAAACGAATGAGGTTGTACAGTAAAAACCCAAGGCACGGATGTCAAGTATTGCGCGACACGCACTTGGCCTGAACGGCTGTATTGTTGGCCAACCGTTCTGCGGTTTTGCACCGACATTGATTGTTGTATTTCAAAAATAGTTTGAAACGACATTAGGTTCTCCCGTAATTTGTCGCGAGGTTTTTATTCGCGTATGTATTGGCCGCCCAAACAGCGTTAGAACTTCCAAGCAATCTTTCCTCAAATGACTTTGTGTCAATTGCATTGATGTAGTTGTTTGTGACATTTGTAGTGCCGCCAACATTTCCCAAAGCGTGATTTGGAATAATTGTTCCGGCTGTTTTTGGCACAAACAACTCAGGGCCTCTTTCGCCAACAAGACTTGCGCGTCCTACCGGCGGGTCGCCACCGTCAGCAAATCCCAAACTACCGGCCAACTCCATGCCGCCCGCATCGTTTGTGAAACCGCCGCCACCAAACCCAAAACTCTTGGCCAACATTCCCATGATGCCACTTGCTTGCGCTTTTAATTGAATGGCAATCAAGTCTTGAATAATGCTACGCGCCAAATCTTTAAAAGACAACTTGCCTGTTTTAACAAAGTTATCTAACGCTGAATTCATGTTTGAAGTTAATGCGTTAAAAGAATCAGCGCCAACTTTTGCCATGTTGGTTGCGTTTTCAACATAGCTTTTCAATGCTTGCGATACGCCAAAATCAAATGTTTGTTCGGCTTGCAGATTGGCCATTTTCAAGGCGTGTCTTTTTTGCTCAAATTCTATTTGAGTTTTGATTGCATCAATCCGTTGGTTGTTGGCCTTGGCTTCATTGGACAACATTTCTTCCGGCATATTGATGTATTCCGGCAATGCTCGCAATTCCGCGTTTAGTTTGTCCAATGATCTGTTGACTTCCAATGTTTCCTTGACCATTGCTTTTGCAAATCCGGTCATACTAATATTGCCTTCCAACAGCAGATTGTTTAGTTCAGCTTGGGTGTCTATTTCACGCAGTTGTATGTTCAATGAAATCTTGGCTTGTTCCAATCGGCGCTTGGATTCGTCTTCAGACATTTTGACCAAACCGGCGCGATAACCCTCAAGCCTGACCCGTTCTTCTTCCTGTTGCGTGATTTCGCGTTGATATTGCAACTCAGCAATTTTGCGTTGAGTGTTGCTAATAATTTGTTTTTCTTGTTCTTTTAACTTGCCCAATTCCAAGCCAAGCAATGCCGGACTGTCTTTGTATTTAACTTGTAACTGTGCGCGTTTTTCGTTAAGGCTTGCAAGCGCATTGCTTGATTCAACACCAACGGCCACAATGCTTTTAGAAAAACTATCCCATATTGGGACGGCGTTTAAAGCTTCAGCATTTAGCCTTTTAATTTTTTCAATTTGCAAAGATACAGATGCCGCTTTTTCTTCAGGTGAAGCCTCATCTGATTTTGCAGTTGGTGCGGTAGTGCCTTCTGTTTTTCTAGGCGCGACATCATTGCTTGGCAACAATGAATTTTCTGATTCCGTACTGATAACATTACCGGCGGCATCGTAATTTTGTTGACTAACTTTGCTAATGCTTTGACCTGATTCGCGTTGATAAATCAAGAAAGCTGTACCCGCCGCCGCCAACTTCAATGCAAGCATCAAAGGCGAACCATTGGCCATCAAATTAAAAGCCGCGCCCGCAACGGTAGCCGCCCGAAGCGCAGTCACAAATTGCGTCAATGCAACCGTGTAGCTAATTACTTTTGCGGCAACAAAATATGTCGCCAAACCGGCCAAAGCGCCTGTAAATTTTTCAACTGAAACTGTGCCTTCGTGAGCCAATGGGCCAATGAATTGCGAAAACGCAATTGTCAAATTGTTCATTGACGCAGTTAATTGGTCTTTGACTTTGGCAATTTTTTTTATGTTTTCGCCATACTTTTCCCAATTGCCAAGACCGTTCTTGATAAGGTTGTCAACTTCTTGAATGTCTAAACCTAAACCGCCTTTGCCCAAAACTTTTCGCGCTTCAGAAATCCTTTTAATTGGGTCTTCAATTTTCCCAAGCTCATTAATCACCCTGCGAATAGCGTCTTCCGGTGATAGCTGTTTGATTTCTGTAAAAGTAATTCCTAAGTTACGGAATTGGTCAATACTGGATTGATTGCCTTCTTTGGCCTTTTCAATGTTTTCGTAAAGCTTCCCGATAATTTTTCCAGCAGCTTCACTAGATACTCCGGCCTTTTGCAATGCATCGCTAAATTGCAACGCAAAGCCTGTACTGACACCCATAGCATCAGACAAATCTGAAATTTGGTCAGCAAAATTAATTGATTGCGCGACTAATGCCGCCATGCTTGCAGACCCGATGGCCAATGTGCCACCCATCTGCTTCCATAAATTGTTTAATTCTTTAACCCCGCCACCCAATTGGTCCATTGAGGTTTTAAGCGCAACAGCTTTTTGTTTTGCGTCTGCGGTAGCTTTGTCCCATTCAACGGTGACAAGGCCCAATTTAACTGATAGTGAACCAATAACTGCCATGATTAGCGCCCTCTAGCTTTTGAACGGTCGTAGGAATCCAACCATATTTTGAGTTGCGAAGCCATCAACTCCGTAACTTTGTCAATGTTCTGTTCCAATGCGGGTCGCAAAAATGGATGTGCGCCAGTACGGGCGTTTCCAAATTCTTGTGAAACAGGGACGGGTTTTTTGTTTGCAAGAACCGTTTGCAATTTGTTGTTTTTGTTTACGATGAATTTGTAAACTGTGTCATCGCGTATGGTGCTTGCTGTGATACGCGCCATATAAACTTCACCCGCGTATGCCTTACCGGCTTTATCCCTAGCCATAGGGCGATGTACTTTTAAATAAATGTGTTCCGCCATCTGCCCTGTATCTTGGGGCGCTAGGCGTTTAGCGGTTTCTAAAATTGGCTTTGCGGCATTGTGTAACATTTGCCGCCATAGTTTGTCGGTTTTGCCTTTGCCAACTTCATCTTTGATTGCGTCTAGACGGGCAAATAATTCTTCAAACCCTTGAGCCTTGAATTCCATTTCAACCGACATTCTTGAACCTCTTTATATCAAAGGCGGGCGCACTTGCCATGTACGCCAACAATGAGTTATTGACTTTGTCTTGTGGTGTCGGTTCAAACGCAGGGTTTTTATCGTATTCACGAATCCACGGAAATATGGATTCAGCATCATAGGCCGGTGCGCCGGATGGTCTTATGTAATTAAACATCGCCGTTGTTAAAGGCGTTATGGCCTCATAAACAGCTTTACCACCCAACACGCCATCACCGTACATGACGCAAATATCGGTAAATGTTTCCTCGTCTATTTCGTCAATAGATTCTACAGTATGGCCATTAAATATCAAAGCGGCTTTGACTTGCCGCCGCATTGACATTCTTAGTTTTTTTTTGCGTCTTTGTATGACGGCCTGATAGCTTCGTCAATGCGTTTGACAATTTCACGAATTACGGCTTCCGGAAATTCTTCCGCGATTTCTTCGTAACTTTCGTTGACGGGTTCTGCGGTTTGAGTTTGCAGTAGGCTGAAATACATTTCAACTTGTCTTTGCCAAAGCGCCGTTAGGTTTGCAACGCTTCGCACGGATGTGCCACTCACAATGACATCATTGTCCGTAAAACGCATTTTTTCACCGTTGGCATTCAATGCATCCAAAAACCCATCGTCAACCTCTGACACGGTTTCACGCAACGGCTTGGCCATTTCCTCATATAGTTTTTCAACCAACTCAGAATCAGCAGTTGCCATTTTGGCGGTGATTTCATCCATTTCCCGTTTTACAGGGACACGGACTTTTAATTCGCATTCAACATCATTGATTGATATTGTGATTGTTTTAATTCGTGATGCCGCACGAATTGACTCATAAGATGAGCCTAACTTTGTTGATATTGTCATGTGTTTTTGATTATCTTGTTGTAAATGGCTTGATTAATGTTGAACGCATATTCAACAACTTCATCAGGAGTCATTTTGTCAGCATGATAAGCGGCAATTTGGTGAGCCAAACTAACCGCCGTCATTCGCTGTTGGGCGAACCCAAACCAATCTTTGCGAGAACTGGCTTGAGTTGCCAAATAGTTTAGTAGGTCTGAACTATCTTTTATTGTCGTAGTCATGTATTAGGTGTTGGTTGACCAACCGTAACTATTACCGCCAACGGGGTGGATAGTGAAAATAAACTTGCCTTCAGCGGAAGGCGACATATCCCATTGCAGACCGCCAACGCGAGCATTGAAAGCATAAGCAACGGTGTTAGTGCCGTCATAAACAGCAATAACATAAGTACGAATAATCGTGCCGTTGTAGCCATCATTGCGAATCAACAACTGAGCAGGGTCAGCGGGATTCCAAGCGCAGGTAACTGTCAAAGAAGTAACTTGGTTTTGGGTTGTAATTTTTGCACCAGTACGCGCACCGGCAACAGCGTATGCGGCAAATGCGTCATCAGAACCAAAAGCCGGAATAGCTTCTACAGGCACTTGCAAACCAGTTGTTGATGTGCCAGTACCACCGGCTGAAGTGCCGATAATTTGAGCAACTTGACCGGTCCATACGGACAATTGTGCATCGGTTAAAGCGACAGGGGAAGCCTCATCTTGACACCAAAGTGTCGCGACATAGCCGGGGAGTACCTTATTGATAAGAGCCATTTTGCATTTCCTTCAAGAGTTAAAAAAATGTCTTATGCTGGAATGTCAAGGGTGCAATCCAAAAAGATTTCACCCAACTTGTCTTCATTATCATAGCTGTTGTATAGCCAATTTACATCCGCTTTGGCGATAAAAAAACCATCGTCAGAAGGATTGCCAAACATACCGCTATAACCGTGTAATGATTGTAATATCAAATTAGAAATTGTGAAACCATCTTCAATGTTCTGCGTGAAAATGGAAATTTGGAATACAGGCCGATCAATACCTTTGTTGGATTGAGTCTGTCCGGTGTAAACCGGTTGGTGGACATTTCTCAGCATCCATGTAATGAATTTAGGCTGTGTTGCATAGTTTCGGTTAAACGCCGCATAAACCGGCACGGGCGCAACAATACCGGACAATTGGTATTGGATTGCTTTGCCATAATGAACCGGATTGAGTTGAGTTGTCATACAGCCGCCACGGGGTCGTTGCGAACGCACATAAATCTCACGGTCATACGATCATCAGATTCACGAACGCTGTCTAGCCGCCAATCAAGATTTTTCCATTTGATTGAATACAAATTTTGATTGTTGATAATTTCTTTGGTGTTTGGCGTGTAATTTAAAGTAAATTCAACAATGTCAGCATATACCCTGTAACGGTCAGAAATCCTAACTGTGTTTGAAACAGAGTGGACTCGCGCACGGGTATCAAACCATTTAGTAATGGTTGTTGATTGTTCGCCAAACGAACTTTTGCCAAAGGTCAATTGATTGACGGTAATGTTTTCAAACCGCGCAATTGACATATTACATCACCAAAGGTTTGTAAGGGCGAAGCAATGTTGCCACGCCAAATGGAATTTCGTGCAAAACGCCGGATGTGGTGTTTGAACGGTTGTTGTATAAATGCGTCAACAGCAACAAACCCGCTTGTTTAATAACCGCATATGAGGCCAAAGGATTGGCGACAGTAGTGTAAACAACGGTAATCGGCGCTGTCATGCTTGAGTTAATTTCAGTTGGCAAACTATTAATAATTACTTTGTTGCCTGAATTGTCGTAATAATAGTTTTCACTTGCAATTGTTGTAAATACAGGCGGAAAAGCATCGTTCCAATAACCAACAGAACCAATTGTTAACGGAGCAAACAAAGGGTCAAAATTTTGACTAACTTCAGGCAAATCAAGACAAACAGGCTGTGCGGCCAAACTTTCTGTTCCATACCAAACACGATATGTCACAGGGAAAATGCTCATGCCTAAAAAATCTTCAATCGCTTGCCTAACGGCAACAGCCAAGCCTTGCAGATAAGCATCTTGCGATTCATCATCAAACAAATTTAATTGTTGCGTGATTTCCTCAAGGGTGAGCCATGCCGTAGCGTTATCACGCCCGATTTGTTCAACCTTGACATAGTTGAATGGGTTGCGGGTTATTGCCCCAAAGGGCGCACCCTGTTGGTATTCAATAGCACTCATTAGACACTTACCAAACGAACGCCCGCAAATGGGTCACGGACGGTACTAACAAGACGCTTTTCAGCATATAGAGTTATGAAACCGGCTTGTGTCTGTTCCATTGCTTGAATGGTCATTTCTTCAACATCGGCAATAGTTACAAATCTTGGCCAGTTTGCCAAATAGATGCAGAAGTTACCGGCTGTATTCAATGACATGTTTGGATTCGCAATTACAGGGAAACCAAAAATGTAAACCGCCGCACCGCCATCATCCAAACCACTTTCAGCAAATTGCTTGACAGCGCCTGTAGTAGCCACGCCCAAATTCCGCAAATTGTGAATTGTGATGGGGTGCATCATCCAAGCTGTGTTTGGCAAATTCCAGTATTGAGCCGGTAACGCATTGGACAAGTTAACAATGTCATCATAAACCAATGTTGAGGCGGCGGCAGATACGGTAGCAATACTGTGGCGACCGTTTGTTATTGCTGTGCCGCTAGAACCGTAAGCCGCAGTTGATGCGCTTGGGTAACTGTTGAGTCCACGGAGGCCGTTTGTACCACCGTTAGCTGTTGTTGTAGAACCCGCTTGGTCATTGTTCAAGACCATTGAAGCGCCTTCAATTTGAGCAAATTCAAACATCAAATCCTCAACGATTGTTTCGTTAAGGTAATTCACATCAGACATTACCGCAGTACGAATCGGTAATTGTGCTGAAATCACACGGGTAGGCAATTGCCAAATCGTTGTATTGATATTGGGTGAACCGGTATTTGGATTTACTGTGTAACCAAATGGGTTTGTGCTGTCAGCCGCATTACCGGTCTTGGCAACAAATTGAACGCTAGAACCGGATGCGCCAATGACTCGTGAATTGTCACGAATGGGATTGGCAAAACGCAACGCCGCAAATGCGTCATCAAAATATGTACGACCACCTTCACCGTCACCAGAACCAGTAAGCGCAGACGCTTCACGCAAATCGACTTTTACGGCAAGGCCAGTTTGGATAGTTTCTTGAATTGCTGATAGGATTTTTTTGCTGACGGTCATGGTGATTCCTTTAGAAAAAGGGCAGAGGCCGAAGCCCCTGCCAATGGCAACTACCTTGTTAATTAGGTAGCTGTTCCGGTAGAACGGTAACGAACACCGGCGTTAGGATCTCTAACTGAGGTGGCCAAACGCTTCTCTCCGAAGAATGTGATATAGCCTGGGAGTGTCTGATCGTAGCGACGCATCACCATGTTCAAACGGTCAATGATTGTGTGGAATCGTGACCAGTCAGCAAAGTACATTGGGTACAGGCTAGATGTGCCAACAGAACCAGTTGTGGTTTGTGAAGGTGTATCCAAATACTTGTTCATCACCACATCAAAGCCCAACATTTGACCAATGATGCCATCGGGGTTCAATGATTCAACAGAGTTGAAGATTGGACGACCGTTAGTGTCTTGCAGACCACGGATTGCTTGTGCCAAGATGGGGTTAACCATCCAACGAGCATTTGCAGTCCAGTATTGCTGTGGCAAAGCGTACATTGTGTTAATGACATCTTTGTAGGTGATAGCATTAGCGCCAACGGTGTTTGCGTTAGAAGTCAATTGGTCATAAGTGGCCAAGCTGTGCAAGCCGCTTGTAGAACCAGTACCGCTAGAACCAAATGCGGCTACAGAGCTTGTGCCGCCGGTGTATGTGCTGTTAGCACCACCGTATTGATCTAGGCCGCGCAAACCATTGCTTCCGCCGTATGGCAAAGAGGTTGCACCCTGATCGTTATTTTGGACCATGGATAAAGCTTCTTGCTGCGAAAACTCGGCGAGCATGTCATCAACGACATTGGCTTCCAAACCATCAATATCGTCCAAAGCGGCGGTACGGATTGGGAACTGGACATTCAAATCTTGCAAAACGAGTTGCCAAATTGAAGTGTCTTCAGTAGTGGGGTTAGCACCGGAAGAAGTGTTGTTGTTGATGCCATAACCCCACATTGCACCGGCGTTACCGGTCTTGACGCGGAATTGATAGCTCGAACCATCGGTTGCTACGGTGCGTGACACGCCGCGCAAAGGATTCAGCAAACGCAAAGCAACGAATGTGGGGTCATAGGCTGTACGACCACCTTTGCCGTCACCGCCGCCTGTCAAGGCAGAAGCTTCAGCCATGTATGCGCCGTATTGGCTTTCGTCCTCAAACATTTTGAGTTCTTTTTCTACACGGTTGTTACCTTTGTAGTAAGAAATCAGTTGCTCACGCACAGAACGGTTCACATCTTGGCGAACAGTTTTGGCGGGTGCTTTGATGATGGCGGGGCTTTGCACAGAAGCAACTTTTGCTTCCAAAGCGGCAATCATTTCGCCCATTTCGGCTTTAACAGCTTCAACGGCGGCGGGAATTTTGGCTTCTACGGCGGCAATGCTTTCGCTTTGCTTGGCTTCAATAGCGTCCAGTTTTTCAATAATAACTTGTGACATGATTAACCTTTCAGGCGTGTGTCAAGGATTTTAAGAAGTTCACGGGCTTCAAGAGCCGCAAGAATTTCAGCTTCGGTGGTTGCCTCCGCATCAGAATCACTCTGCTGTGGCGCAGTTTCAAGCGCGACTTTGACAGCATCCCGCTGTTCAATGACTTGCTTGAATACAGATGCGGCGGCAACCGCATCCTTTCGGTTCAGTCCTGCATCCCGCAGAACCGTTTCCAAAACTTTTAAATCAGCAGAACCGTCTTCACGGAAATATTCCAGTTTGCTGACGCTTGCTTCAGGATTGTTTGGGTACATAACTACAGACACCTCGCGTAAACCGCCTTTGGTAATTTGGAAATATGCTTCATCAGATTGGTCAGGCTCGCCATCGGCGTTGACCATTTGGTAATCTTCAGCGTATGCGCCAACAGAAACGCCGCCAAACATAGTGGGGCTTTCTTGCATGATTTTGTAAAGGTCTGAACCCATGCTTGTGTTGGTATAAAGACGGCCTTGCGCTGTCATACCTTCTTTGGTGAATTCAAACGATGTCCATTCGCCAACAGGAATTGCGTCAGCATCATGGTTTACAAACATTGGAAGTGGACGACCTTCTTTGGCAAAAGCTGTTGCCCATTCCATAAACCCAGACGGTTGATAGTTAAATCTTCTACCGTCAGCGCCTTCTCTTGCGCCCCAAGTTGTTACCGTAGCCTCAATTTTTCCGCTTGTAATGCCCTGCGCCTCGACCTTGAGTTGAGCTTCGCATACCATCGTTAAGTTTTGTGTCATGGATTACCTCATCGACTTTTGTTCGGTCAATGTCATTTATTATCTTAGGTCGCCCACGAACAGGCGAATTATTTTTTAATGTGTAGCCTTGCAACAATGCTACCATCTTTTGAAAATCATTGGGCATTTTTTATTTGCCAATGTTCATTTTCTTTGTTTGGTTGCCGCCGCCGCCACCGGTGTCTTGTGGACTTGACCCCGCTATTGGTTCACTTTTCTTATTATCCATCAATTCGTCAGCCCCGTCTTTATTTGGCATACCTAAATATTCACGGGCTTCATTTGGAGTCATGATACCGGCGTTGACCCCTGCTACGGCAAAATTCATTTGACTTA